CGAACCGAAATCCGCCAGCACATAGATCTCGCGTTGGAGCGGGCCTGTCGTCTCATGCAGAATTATCAAAATCTGCTTGAGATTCAAGGCTTTCCAACATCCGATCAGAGATCTACTCTCGCTGTGTGGATGGGCTATGCTCTCACTGGGAAACTTGAAAAGTATCTCAAGTGGAAGACGGCCTATTTGCTGGCGAGGGCTTTGCGCCAGGACGAGTTACCACCACGTCCTACCTGGGTTCCTGAAGGAGACAACCCTGAGTATCTACTCACGGGAGCCTCCGGTCGTGTCATCCGCCTGATGTGCTGTACGAGGAAACCGTCAAAGAAGACGGTGGCCTTCGCTTATAGCATATACCAGGCTAAGAGAGGCGCTCTTCCAGTTGGAGAGGACTTCATTGAAGAAGCCCTCAGGAAGAACTATGACCTCTTGACGACCGAGCAGGATCTAGATGAGACGGACGAGTCCGTCCTGGTGGCGCAAGTGCGGAGGACGGTGAGAGAAGTCTATTCGAGTCGTGTGTCGCAAGTTGGTAAGGCAGAGAGGAAGTTACCGACATTCGGATCCTGCTTCCACAATGCTCGCTCTAAGGGGGGTGCCTTTGGGCACTTGCTCCCGAGCAAGCTGGGTGCAGAGTTAGGACCCGTCGACGGTTACCTTTGGTCTTATGTCTCGCTGCGAGAGGTCCACGTGGAGTTTCGGGTGCCAAATCCATGGCAGTTCGATGACTTTCAGTGGAACCTCAAGAGGCAGCTTGAGAAAGAGGCTGAAGAGGGGGTTAACTGCAAGCCTGTGGCGATTCTGGAACCTTTTAAGGTCCGTGTGATAACACGCGGACCCCCGGGAACCTATCACGTCTGCAGGCAGTGGCAGTACCCTATGCACCGTATGATGGCCTCACATCCAACGTTCCGCCTGTCGATGGGTCCTACGGACTCCTCGGCTATAGACGGGATATTGAGCAAGGCCGGAGATCACGACGGTATTTGGGTGTCTGGTGACTACGAAGCTGCCACGGATAACTTTAATCCCTACCTCAGTGAGGCAGCGATGGAGGAAATCTGTGAACAACTGGCAGTGCCTTGGGAAGAGAGGCAGATACTCCTTGGCGGACTTTCGCGTCATATAATCCATCCAGACAACCATCTGGAGGGACTGAAGCCGAAACACCAGGAATGGGGTCAACTGATGGGTTCTCCCGTCAGCTTTCCTATCCTGTGTCTCGTCAACGCGGCGGTGACCAGGTACGCCATGGAGTGTGACCAGAAGCGACACATTAGACTCGAGGAGGCTCCCCTCCTTGTGAACGGAGACGATGTACTGTTTCACCTACGGGATGTGAGGAGTTATGAGGTCTGGAAGAGGTGGACGAAGGCGGCTGGTTTGAAGTTCTCATTGGGTAAGAACTATACTAGTGAAGACTGGTTAGTGATTAACAGTGAGATCTGGAAGATCGGTCGATCCGTTGACTTCTTTGGTAGACGCATCTGGATCTCCCACGGAGTAGTCCCTTATGTTAACTTGGGGCTTCTCTATGGAGAACAGAAGCAGCAGACCCGCGTCGCCGAGAGGCATTCAGATGCCGAGAGATCCATGTTTGGATCTCATGCGATGCAGGATGACTCCTGGGCTGCGAGGGCTCGCGACTT